TTAGCTAATACGTTTAGCATTGATCCGCCCCCAGCGAACAACTTCGCCTGCGATATAACGTGGGCGAGAATTTTTCTGATCGACCGTAACTGGTTTTGGAAAATTAGGCAGTTTTGAAATAATCTTGGCAACGGTTTGATAGTGTCGCCCAAAATATATTGCAATATCCTCAAGCGTAATTAAATTTTGGCTTTTCTCAGTTAAATTGGATAACGCTGCCATTCTTGCTGCATTCACAATTTCCTCTTCGGCTTTCTGCGAAAGTTTAATTGGTTCCATATTTCCTCCAATAAAAAAACCGCTCATAAGAGCGGTATGTCAATGATTAATTCCCGTTAGCCAATTTCTAGCACCCCATTACTCTCAGCCTGTTCTAAAAATTCGTAAACAATTTGTATTGCTTGCTCAACTTGTTTAATTTGCTTGGCATCAGATAGCAATTCGCTTGGTTTGATATAACCGCCATTAGTTAGATCGTAATAAGGGTCAGTTGAGTAAATAGCCTCTTCTATGGTTTTAAAGTTAAATTTCATTTAACACCTCTTATTTTTGTTGATAGAAATAAAAAACCGCCCTTTCGGACGGCTTGAATTAATCATCTAAAGCGTTTCTCATAGCGCCTAGCCATGCTTGAGCGTCCGCTTTTGATGCAAAATAATTACCATCGCCAGTTAAAGCGTGGTTAGATTTAATTTTGCAAGATACTTGTAAATTCGCGCCTACCTTATCAATAAACCAAAATTTCTCATTCGGTTTAGGTTTAAACGGCTTAGGCAGTGTAACGGTGATTGTGTTGGATTTTGGTTCAGGGTCTTTGTAAAATTCCCACACTGTTTCATGGCTCGCAAAATACAGATTGTCCTCCCCGCACTGCATCACATAATCACCATCTTTTGTTTTTGCGATAACAAATGCTTTTTTGCCGATTGCATCAAGCGGTAGATTTTCCTGATAAGCCTTTTCCAGCACCTGTTCGGAGGTCAATTCAGGTTCTCCCCACATGCCAACAATGTCACCAGGCGCACAGTCATTGCATGACGAAATTCTCCCATCAAGCGACCAAGTCTGCACTGCTGCGTGGTTATGAATCATTCCAATTAAAGGGTAATCAGTTTTAAAATCAAGGACGTTCGTATTTTTTATGTTTTTAAAAATAAAAGCCTTACTCCCATCTCTCAACATCACAGGCTCGCCATTTAAAGCTGAATCTAAGTTAAATTCTTTCATTTTCTATCTCCATTAAAACAAAGGGCGCTCACTTGGAACGACTATTGGATTTGTTAAATACTAATTTCTATTTTTGCTTACCAAGATTTACCACAGGTAACACAGGCACAAGTGGTTTTACTGTTGTGCCAGTTGTTAATGTGCTGCTGCGGTTTTTATTTATCCAGTTAGCTAATTCCTCCCACGAATCGTAGTCAAGTTTGAGGGATGGGTCATTTCGGTCATTTTCCCAGCGTTTCAGATGCTCATTAATATCGCGCGTAATAACTTCTCGAGTGTTACTGCTTAACACGCTCCAGTAGGTTTTAACATCGTGAATAGTTTCGCTAACGATATAAGTATGTCGTGGCAAGCTGTATCGGACGTGACTAATCATTAAATCTTGGAGTTTATGCAGTGGGATTTTGATGTTAATTTCATTCATTTTTGTTTACTTTTCTTTTTACGTTTACTAAAAATACGTTCTTGTTTTATCGCTCTAAGCTCAGTTTCAAGCATCGTATTTTCCATTTTTAGTTGATCATTCTCAGTTTTCAAACTTTTAATTAAGTCACCCAATTTTCGCAGCTCCAAATCATGTTGTTCGAAAGATTTATCAACGCATTTACCCAATAGTCTAAGATCTTCCATCAGAATATTTTCAGCTAGCCGTTTAAGAAATCTCATAATCTATCCCTAATCCCGCCAAATTCTTTTGTTAGGCTATCCACTGTTTTGCCAAGCACGCTCGCCATTAAAACAAAGTCTGCATCAAAACAAGCTGTCAAGTCTTCTTTTACAATGTCATCGTTCTTCTCGGTGATATTGTCGTCAAACTTCAAGCGTTTCAGCGTACCGTCTTCAACTAAGACAAATTTAAGGTTGTTTTCCCACGCAAGCGCGAGTTTTGATACTGAGCCATTTTTTGCAAGATCGATAATTTCCTCGTCTTCAATATCTTTTTGTTTACAGTGGATAACGCCCGAATCTTCTTTCTCTCGAATTTCTACTTCTTCGCGCAAGATTAGCCAATCGGGCGCAGTATCTGTAATCCATTTTGTCATTACTTCACACGGCGCACAGTTAAACGCCAACGGTACTACTGGCAAACTACCTAGCGATTTACGCAAAAGTGCAAGTGCATCTTCGGTTGTTTTACTTGATGCGGCATCAACAAAGATAAGTTGTTTCAATGTGTCGATATAAAGTGCGGTCGTTTTGATACGAGAAAACGCTTGTGGAAGTAGGGTAGCTATCACATCATCCTTTAAAGATGCTCGTTCTACTTTCTTTAATTTTCGCTGTTCTTTTTCTTCAAGTGCAGTGATTCGTTTATTGAGTTCACGATTCACAACTTCCACAGGCAAAATTTTCTCTTCTCGTTTAGCTATAAGTAATATTTTTCCATCCGCTTGATGTGCTAAATTTTCGCTGGTGACGAGCGGAGCAGACCAACCGAAATGGCTAACATCTGCCGAACCACACGGAGTAAATTCACATTCTTTGAGTTGTTTTTCGATATTCTCAAAGTCTATTTGTTTTGTTAATTGGTAAATAATTGCATTTCTGAACCAGTACATTTTTATTATTCCTCATAAATAAAAAGCCGCTAATTAATAGCGGCAGATTTTAAGCATCATCTTCGTAGTAGTGTTCTTCAACTACGACCCCACCATTATTCATAAGGTAATAGCCGATTTCCTCACCATCACCACCATAGATAGGTTCTCTATATGGTTTTTTAGTCGTCTTTAACCTCAACAAACTCACCTATCTCATCTAACGTGTACCAAGTATCAGCTTTGATGTTATTTTCACCGACCTTTGATGCTTTAATATGAATTAGCTCTCCATTATCATTGCGATACACACAAACAATCGCACCATCGATACTCGCCTTAGCTTTAGATTGCCAACCAAGCGCAACAGCTATAGATTGCTTGCCAGATACTTCCGCTGCCGACCGATAGCCTGTATTGGTTGCTACCGACCGATAGCCTGTATTGGTTGCTACCGACCGATAGCCTGTATTGGTTGCTGCCGACCAATCGCCTGTATTGGTTGCTACCGACCGATCTCCTGTATTGGTTGCTGCCGACCAATTGCCTATATTGGTTGCTGCCGACCGATTACCTGTATTGGTTGCTACCGACCGATCTCCTGTATTGGTTGCTGCCGACCAATCGCCTGTATTGGACACCTTGGCAGTATCCCAATCAACTTTACCTTTTATCCATTCAACGGCTTTTTTTATCATTTCCGGTAAGTTAATTTCGGTTTCGATCGTGATTTTTGCAGATGCAATTTTTGTATCATCACTATCTTTTGATGTTTCGCCGCTCATTTTAACTACAGCAAATTTACTTACCGCTGGACTGTAATAGCTAAGCACATCAAGAGGGTATTCGCAGGCGTGAAATCCACTCTCACAAGCCTTAACATCACCTTTATGCTCATACGTTTTGCCTATCTCATACTGATAACCTCGACAAGTCCAGTCTTGATTAAACCCTTTATAAGCTATAATTTCTTTGTTTTCTTCGGACATTTTTTTATCTCTCAAATTTGTATAATAAAAAAGCCACTATTGGTTAGTGGCTTATCATGTAATTCAGAACGGAATATCATAATCAAACCCATCTTGTTCTGCTGCTGCGCTTAATGGGTCGAGTTTTTCTTTGTCTTTGGTTGGCTGTTGTGTTTCATTGCCTGACTTCGTATCTAGCATTTCAAACGATTGTGTCGCTACTTTAAGTGCGGTGCGGTTATTGCCGTTTTGGTCTTGCCAGCTTTCCTGTACTAGTTTTCCTGTTACGCAGATTTTTGAGCCTTTTTGCAGATATTGTCTTGCTACATCAGCAGAGTTGCCGTGCACCACAATGGGTATCCAATGCGTACGTTTAACCGTATTGCCTTGTTTATCTCGGTAATCATCACCGATAGCAAGATTAAATGTGGCAATTTGCCCGCCATTTTGGAATTGGCGGATTTCTGGGTCACTGCCTAAATGACCGACTAATATCACGGTGTTGGTATTACGTGCCATAGTTTTTCCTTACATTAAATTAAGTAAATAGTCGTTATACATTAGGTTGTATTCATCAACGAGATCGGGGTGTTTTTCCTCTAACCAAACGATAGACTTATCGTAAATTTCACCGCATTCCTTTTTGGTTTTTCCTTTCAGCCTATCTTTAAGTTGCTCTATAACCGATTTGCTAGTTACGTTAGCTTGAGTAGAGCTCGTAGCCTGCGGGGTCGATTTGTTGGAGTTGTTTGGCCGTTCGGACTTTGGGGGCGATGACTGCTCACGCTTTCCCACGCTTGCCGCATCATCATCTTCTTGCGCCATAAATAACATTGCCGTTAGGGCGTAACGACGCGCATAAGTAATTGCTGCGCCAACTTGCTGAGCATCATTAGCTTGCTTAACTCCAGCCTTAACCAATGGATAACAACTCCGTAAAAACTGCCCACTTTTGTGGAATAGCGTTGTCACTAATGTTGGCTCGTCATTTAGAACAGTAACAAGTTGCGTGATAACTAAATTATGCTCCGCAAGGATTGGGCGGCAGGTATCAAGCACTTTGCTTAGTTCTGCGTATTTATAACCATAACCTTGTTTATCTTTGCTTAGATTGCCAAGCTGACTAATCGCCTGAATAAGTTCAGGCATAAGCTCACTTAAATTTGCACTTTGTAGATCCATTTCTCTTCCCTTATCTTATCGTCAGAACTTGGCTATCAACCAATTTCGCACCAGGAATTTCTTCCCCCGCTTTTAATCTTGCTTTAATCTCAGTTTTATTCGCTGTGATTTTCACATTAACAAGGGTTTCATCGCAGTTGTTGGCGAGAAATAAATCTTCGTCTAATTGCACCGCGCTTTGCTTACTTTCACGGTAAGAAATGGTAAACAATGGGCAGTTAATTTTTGCTGTGCCTGTTGCTTCCATATTGTGTTTAAGATAGTTTTTAATCTGCTCAATGCCGTTTTGGCGTTGCTTTTTCATTGCCTGCAAGCGTTTAATTTCAGCGTCAATCACTTCAATGTCGCCTTCTGTATTTTTAATGACATAGACGACATTTTCCGCTTTTTTGTCAAAATCTTGCTGCACAGCATCTAATGCTTTGGCAATATCAGCGTTATCTGCAAATTCAGGATTTTCGAGCAATTCTTTGATGTTTTCGAGTTGTTCGGTGATTTCGTAAAGTTTCATCGTGGCTCCTTAAAATGGTAGTGGGTTGTGTTGGATATATTCAATTTCAGCTTGTAATTCTTCTGGCGTAATTCGTTCTTGCCATAACCAATTTCGAATAGCATTTAGCAATTCAGCCTTGCTTTCTAGGCGTTCATGCGGTGTTTCTTCCATTTTTAACCTCTCCCATAACAATTGGATTGCCAATATTCACAATCAGCATCTTCAGGTTCACGCCAATCTTCTTCTGGTTCGTCTTGCTCTATGCTTTCGGTTTCAAATTGTGCGTAGTAATCATAGGGGTTATCGCATTGCCAAGGCGATAGCGTTGTGCGTTTCATTGTTTTGCTCCTGCGTTGCTTGTACCATATTGGCGAGCATCGAGAACATTTCAGGGTTTAGCACGATAGTATGTGCGTGTGCTTTTCGGTCTAAATGCAAGCGGATATTGCCCTGTTTATCCACAAAATAGCCGTTTAATCCGTAAGGGGTAAACGGTTTTCGACGGGGGGTAGTCGTTTTAACGTTGATTTTAGGCTGGGTGCGTGTCAGTCCTTGTAGCTTTGCTATAACCACTTCTTTTTCTACCGCACTTTCTTTCGGTGCGGCAGGAAATTGATTGGTTTCCGCATCTTTTTGATAAGGCTGAATTTTGGTATTTTCCATTGCATTAAAATTTTCGATTCGTTTATTTAGACGTAAGGTTGCAATGGCTTCATTGGCAAAATAGGCGGTTTTTTGGTACAGCTTATTGTTCACCCATAATTCGCCAAAATATTTTCCGGTTTCTGTACGGATGATTTGTGTTTTGTAGCTTTCCACTTTCATTGTTTACTCCAAGTGCGGTTAATTTCGGCTTGTTTTTGTGCGGTGTAAGCCTGCAGTTCTTTTTCTGCTGCCAGCGTAAGATTAGGTGGTAAACATACGCCGTTTTCATATATGCCACCTTTCAGTTCACACTGTGTTTCAGCTTGGATTTGTTGGCTTAATTCATTGTTGTGCCAGTCTGTTTGATTAGCTTTTGCGCCAATACTGATAACTGCCGATACAATGATTGCTCCAAAGAGACAAGTCATAATTTTTAATGCTTTTTCAGTGCCTTTCATAAAGTAGGTAAAACTGTTTTTAAGTTGATGTTTTTTCATTTTGAACCTCGATTTTGGCGTAAAAAAAGACCGCACTTTTGGTACGGTCAGTGGAGTAGTGCAATCAGTCTTTGCTGATTTTGTCTAGATAGGGTGGCGCAGTGTTCTTTTGGTGTTAATGTAAAGTATTTTTAAGAGTCAAACTTTCAGATCCAAAAGATGCGCCATAGATAGGATAGTCTTAGACTACACTTTAATTCTTAATTTTTCCATTGTTGCGTTCCTCGTTTGTCTGCCATTTCAAAACACACTTCATCTATCATTCGCAACGGTTTCACATGCCGTTGTTTCTCTGTACTTCAAATGTGCTTTGAATTGGTGCCACGGGAGAGATTCGAACTCAACTATCCTCCGGTTATGAGCCGGTCGCTTTTACCTATTAAGCTACTGCGGCAGTTTACCGTCTCTCCGATATGTCACGTTTCTTACGTCACGTTGACGTGCATAGTTTGTTTCATGCCGCTTTGTTAGCCTCCCTCTTGGGAGCGCATTACTGTCAGTCTCACTACGAGTCATCGGCTTGTCTAACATTGCAATAAAAGACTCTGTTCGGTTGCTTACGTTTAGCTATTCCCACCCATTGGCTTTGTTTGCATTTCCGTAAGCATTCACACCGCAATGTAAGGTTTTCTCCATCCGTTCATCGCTATTTACGATCCGTCGGGATTGGCGTGTTATCACAACAAGACCATAAGTCACTTACTCCTAACTACTTATCGCTAATTAATCGGTGAACTTTGTCATTCTCACTGCCGTTTTAACCGCGCTTAAGTGTTGGTCGATGTGTTTTTAATTGTATTGTTAAAGAGCGTTGAGATTGTGTATCTCGTTTTGATGGGGTTATTATGTACCTGTAGTTCATTACAGTCAAGAACAAAAAGTACATATTTTTAATAAAATGTACTAACTGTTCATATTTGATTGATTTCTAAAGAAATAAATTTTTGAAAATAGCGTTTAATTGCTTATTTTTTAATCGGTTGAAAAGTAAAGTTTGTGTTTTGTGGTGTGTTTTTGAGATTTTTGCGATGCTGATCGCAAATTTTGGTAGCGATAGTTGGTTTAAATTGAGGTTGGTTTATTATGCCCCTGCCGATAAGGAGGGCTAATTATGAAAAAAGAGTTTAAAAAATGGCTAATCTCGCTGAATTGCGAAGGAATTAATAGCTTAGGGATTAATGAGATAGTGTCGCGCGTAGATGATGAATTGAGGATTGTGCGCGCTAATGAGCAGGAGAGGATTGTGCTAGAGGAGTTGATTGAGGAGTTTAAATGTTAATAAAAAACCGCCTGTGAGGCGGTTTCGGGTTATTGTAACTTATATTGGAATGGGTCTATAACTAGTTGATCTCCCATTCTGATATTCGAATGTTCTAATGCATTATCAACAATTTGATTTGCAGCTCTATTCACAAATTTGATGAAGTCATTGATTTCTTTATTAACTAATTTTTGTAACTTATTTTCATCAGTAATATCTTTATTGATTATTTCAAACCCCATAACAAACTCAGTATTTAGTTTTATTTCATCTGTTTCAAGTTCTATTCTAAAAGGGAATACTGCTATGGGGCTATCTTTTTCTAAAACAATTACAGGGGGGGCTATGCCGAAGCCTAGCGACACATTCGTATTTTTCACTCTATACTCTTTAATCTCTCCAGCTGTTAAATCAACGGATAATTTTCTGATAAAGAAATTTCTATAATCTAATGAATCTTTTATTGTCATAGTCATCACCATTAATTTGTTCTAGAAGTTGATTGATATTGAAAATCAACAGTCTGATATTTTTTAGATATACCAATATCAATACTTTTATTATTTTGTTGTATTGTTGTTTCGATTGTCTTTTGCATAAATTCGTAAACAGTCGATATTTCTCTCTCTTTAGATAATATCTCATTTTGGATTGCTTGAGATACAAAAGCATTAAGACTCACACCTTGTTTGATAGATTGTATTGCAGCTTTTTTATGTAATTCAGATGGTATTCTTACATTAAATTTGCCATCGTAAGATTTATGCGCATCGATACCATTTTCTTGGCAATATTCAATATAGTCATCGACAGCTAATTTAAATTCCTCTCTTAGCTCGTCTAATGTTGCACCTTCATAGGTAATCAATCCATTGACATGAAGAATCTTCCCAAATAATAAATTATCTTCTAACGAAAATTCTACACTACCAATAAAGTTTTTGTACTCAAGTACTTTTGACATAATCAACTCTTATCTAATCAATATTAAGCTCATCAAGAGCGCTTTTCAGTTGCTCAATAACGTATAATTTTAATTCATTTCCTGGGTGAGGTTTATGTAAGCTTATCGGATAACAAAGGTCTGGGTGAAAAAATTTTACCCGAGAACCATTCCCTTGTTTTTCAATAAACCCCAAGCTATTTAGTAGAGACCTTAGATCATTCCATGTGAAGTCTTTTGGCGGTGGTTCCTTTCTTAGCTTTTCTAAAAGTTTTTCTGCTTTGCTCATTACTTGCCACTAAGTTTTAGTTGCGGAATGTTATCACGAATATTAATATTGTAAACACTCAAGTAGGAATAATTCACAATATTTCTCTTTTCTCCACAGCAACACCAATAATACGGATTTCTTGGTTGAGTGAGCTTAATGTCGGGAACATGGGATTAAGTGGCACAAGTTCAAAATGAGCTATCCCATATTCATTGCGTGTACCAAGCTCTTTGTATTGTTTAAATGTCGCCTCATTGTTGCCATTGATTGCCGCGACAAATTTTCCTGGGGTTGGTGCAATATCAGGATCGATTAAAATCAGATCGCCCTCATTGAAACGGGGGAGCATAGATTTACCTTCAATTCGGAGATAAAAGGAATTTTCAGAGGCTATGACTGTGCTTGGGATCATCTCGTAACCGTCAAATCCTTCAAGCGATCTAATATCTGTCCATAGTCCTGCTTGGATTGGACTTAGCAAAGGGTAGGATATTTGCTTTTCTATTTTCTCAATAGAGGCATTCTTATCGCCATAAGTTAGCCATTCTTTTGTCACACCCAAAAAATCAGCCAATACATAAATATTTGCTTGAGTTGGCAATGTCTCCGCATTGAACCATTTACTCACGGCTTTTGGCGTGATTTTCAGTATATCTGCAATAACTTTTCCCCTGCCTTTTTCTGGCAAGTTCTTTCTTTTGCACGCAATGTCTAGCCGTGCGGCAAAGTCCTGTTTAATTTTTTCTTCAGTAATCATTTTTTCACCTTTGAACCAACGGTTCAATTATAAATAAAACTTGAAGTACTTTCAGTTCTGTTTTAAGATGTACTTAAAGTTCATTTAAAGAGGTTATATATGGGAAATTTAAAACATATTATTGACTCTTTGGGTGCAGCTAAAGTGGCAGATTTATGTGGGCTTTCTGTTCGAGCTGTTTACAAATGGCGCACATCAAATTCTCTACCAAGAACTGAATATACAGGTGAAACCAGATATTCCGAGATTCTATCTCAAGCCTTAGAAGGTTCTGTCTCTGCGGAAGAAATTCGACACTTTAGCAAACCTATTAAGTCAGGCTCTGCAATTATCGCATGACTGTAATTTACCAACACCAACTGAAAAGAAAACCATAAAAACAAGGCAAAAATTATGGAAATGAAGAAAGTTATTATCGAAATGATTGATCGGATTCCTGGGGGGAGAAGTGCGGTAGCTGGATTCCTAGGTTTTACCGAAAGTGAATTAAAGAATCGCCTTTATCAAATAAAAGGCCAACGATTCAAAAATGAAGAATTGATTGCACTGCAACTTGAGTATGGCTGTACTGATTTTATCGATGAGCTTTGCCGAAATGCTGGTGGCCGTTTTGTACCTGATGTGGCTGAGGATGAATTAGACAAGGTTGAGCTTGCTAAATTACAACTGCACGAGCTTTCTGCGCGAGGCTTGTTATTTGCTGTATTAGAAACAGCTCTAGAAGACGGTGAAATCACTTCACAAGAAGAAGACAAAATCCGTCAAGCATTGAGTAAACATTTGGCTGCAACACAACATTCGATTGAATGTGCGATTGTGTTACACAAGAAATAAAAAAGCCACGAGGAGATTTCGTGGCTTTAACTAACTCTCTTTAATTGTTATTCACAGAGGTTATCTGCATGGAAAATATTAATCCAAACGAAAAAACAAGTCAAACGCAAAACGGCAAGATTCTAAAGGCTTTGTTGAATGGCGAGCGATTGACACAGCTTGATGCTTACACCCGATTTAGTTGTACTCGTCTTGGCGCAAGGATTTATGACTTAAAGCAGAAAGGACACAAAATTGAAAAGCAAATGGTGGTTGTGGCCAGTGGAAAACGTGTAGCTGAATATAGATTGGTAGTTTGATATGGAAAGACTATTTGACCCCGAATTTGTAGCTAGTTTAAGCGATAGAGAAAAATTCATAGCTTATGAAGGCATAAAACAACAATTAATAGAGCAGGGCGTAAGCAAAGAAATATACGACAGTATAACAGAACAAGCGATTGAGGAATTAGAGATATGAACCCATCAACAATGCTTAAAAATACAGGAAGAGCAATTGCTTATCGTCCTAATCTTGCTCGTTTATTTGGTGGTGTTATTGCTGAAATCTTCTTTGAGCAAATTTTCTATTGGCAAGATAAAGCCGATCCTGTTCTTGGTGTTTATAAAACCCAAGAAGAGTTAGAAATTGAAACTGGATTATCGAGAAAAGAGCAAGAAACTGCTCGCAAATTACTGCGTGAAAAAAGCGTGCTAATCGAAACTCATAAACGCCTAGAACATCGTATGTATTACAAAATCGACTGTGAAAAATTAGACGAATTATTAGCCACATTAGCGAATGATACAAACGAACATTCCCGAATGCCCGAAAGTGACATTCGGGAGGGTGACAAAGTCGCATTCGTTAATACAAGAGATTACAACACTAGATTACATACAAATAGCCCCTTACCCCCTGAAGGGGAATCGGCTGACGCCGACATGGAGGACGAAGGTGAATCATCTCCTGCAGAACAACAAGAATCAGATCGTGTTGATTATTCAGGTATAGCCAATGCTTATAACGAATCTCTTGATAAAACTGGGAAGAATTTACCTCGAATTGCAGATCCAACTCACTTGAGTGACAAGCGAAAGCGTGCAGTAAAAAAACTATCCGATGTATTCAAAAAACGATTTAAGAATAACTCTACACAAGCCTTTGCTGAATACTTTACGGATTTTATGACAAGCGCAGGAGAATTTTATTTCGGTGAAAACGACCGACACTGGAAAGCAAATTTTGAGTACCTCTTGCGAGAAGAAACGTTAGACAAGACTTTGGAGAATAACCTGTTATGACATCGAAAATTTACGATTTAGAGTATTCCTTGGTTGGGGCATTTTTGAATAGCGGATTATCCCCACAAGCTCGTGAAGTGATGAGTTGGTTAGAACCAGAAATGTTTGCCACATTCCAACTTGGCGCACTTTACGGAAATATTCGCAAACAGGCTCGCAAAGATGATTTGATTGATATTTTGTTGCTTGCACAAGACTACGGCGAAAACTTTGCCAATCTAGCGGAATTAGCAAGCGGATATGCCTACAGCGGAAACATTTTAGGGTACGCGAAGAAAGTCCATTCTGCTTGGGTAAATCGCACGGCTCAACAGGCATTGTTGAAAATGGCAGGGGAGTTAGCCAACGCGAAAGAGGAGCAAGTAAACCAAATCACTCAAAATGCACTTAACCAAATCCAAAAACTGCTTGTCAGTAAAACGGAAATCAAGCCAATCGCCATGGGTGAACTGGTCGATTCTTACGTGGATGTTTTAGAAAAACGTTCAAAAAGCGATTTCAAAGAACGCTTGCTTTACACAGGCATTGAGGCGGTTGATAACATTCTTGGTGGCATAAATTCAACGGATATTGTGATTGTTGCTGGTCGACCAGGAACAGGTAAAACAGAATTTAGCCTGACAGTGACTCGCAATATTGCCAAAAATCATGGTTCAGTTTTATTTTTCAGCCTTGAGATGGGCAACTTCCAGCTGGTAGATAGATTATTAAGTGCTACTGGTGGCGTGAGTGTGAAGAAATTGCGCAATCCTGCCGAGCTTGATGAGGGCGACTATCATCGCTTAACAAGTGCATTGCAAGAAGTGCGGTCGCAAGATGTTTACTTTGTCGATCGTGGTGGTTTATCTGCCGATGAAATCTGCGCAATTACCGAAAACCATATTAGCGAGAAAGGCGCACCATCTGTAGTTGTAATTGATTATTTAGGCTTGATGAATCACAAGCAAGAGCGTGGTGTAAATCTAACCCAAGCTATCGCAAATTCTATGAGCAAGCTAAAAGCCTTTACCAAAAACTTCAACATTCCAATCATTTTACTTTGTCAGCTTAACCGTGATGTGGATAGCCGTGCAGTAAAACGCCCTGCTAATTCGGATTTACGTGATTCAGGCTCTATCGAGCAAGATGCAAGCCAAATCATCATGCTTTACCGTGAGGGCGCATATAAAGCCGATTGTGATAATCCTTACTCCGAGGCCATTGTTACTAAGAATAGATTTGGTGGATTAGGCACAGCCTATATGAAATTTGATAGAGGTCACTTCCTCGATTGCGATCAGGCGCAAGCATATCAATTCATCAACGAGAAACCACAGCAACAAGCCAAAACCTATGCGGCAAAAAGTTATGGCAAAGGGGCTATTCAGTAATGGATAAGCAGCAATTCTTCTTACGCAATGAGCAAGTGCGGGCAAATTGCCAAGCGTTTATTCAAGGCTTACCAACGGACGATAAAAAACCGTTGGTAGTCAGAATCCAACCAATAACACGAAACCTTGAGCAAAACGCCAAGTTTCACGCTATGTGCCAAGATGTTGCAAATCAGGCTGAATTTATGGGGCGTAAGCTCACAATGGAGCAGTGGAAGGTATTGTTTATTTCGGGTCACGCAATCGCCACAAATCAAAAAGCAGATGTTGTGCCAGGTCTTGAGGGGGAATTTGTGAATATCCGTGAAAGTTCGGCTCAAATGAGCGTGAGCAGAATGGCGAGCCTTATCGAATATGTCATGGCTTACGGCGTGGCTAACGGGGTTAAATTTAACGATAGATGGGGATTTTACGGACGATGAAAAATATTGATTGGAACTGGATTGCGTATTTAGTTTTTACCGCATTTGTTATTTGGTTGGTTAATAGTGCTGGGCAATGATTGAGGTGGAGTGGTGAGTAAAGAAAAATTTGAACGTACAAAACCGTACGTAAACGTGGGTACAATCGGCCACGTTGACCACGGTAAAAATATTATAGCTGCGGCAGTGGCATCGGTATTAGCGAATATAGCTAAAGAAAATTTTGTAGCAACCATGCCAAAAGTAAGCTATCCAGTAAGTCGCACCAACAAGAAAGCCATTTATAGAGGCTAGATATGAGTAAGCCTAAAGAAACCAAATGCAAAGTCTGCGGCAAACCGTTTGTAAAAACCTTTAGCTCAACGCAGAAAGTTTGCTCACCCGAATGTGCGATTAAATTAGCTCGAGATAATGTGCAAAAAGCGCAAGAACGAGCAGAAAAGAAAAAGCTGAATGAACGTAAGGCTAAATTAAAAAGCCGTTCAGAATGGCTGAAAGAGGCGCAATCAGTCTTTAATAAATTCATTCGCTTGCGAGATAAAAATGAACCCTGTATCAGTTGTGGTCGGTATCATCAAGGTCAATACCATGCAGGGCATTATCGTAGTGTGGGGGCGTGCCCTGAATTAAGATTTTGTGAGCTCAACGTGCATAAGCAATGCGCACCCTGTAATGACCATAAGAGCGGAAACATTATTGAGTACAGAATCAATCTCGTCAATAAAATTGGTGCAGATAAGGTGGCTTGGTTAGAGCGGCAAGACCACGAACCGAAGAAATATACCATTGAAGATTGCAAGGCGATTATTAAGTATTACAAGGCAAAAATTAAAGAGTTAGAGGAATAAATGCGTAAATTTAGCGAGTTACCAGAACTAACGTTTGAACAAGAAGAATTTGTTGACCGTTATATGTATCAATGGGGTGCTTGGGTGCGCAGTGGTAGGCTTGATAAACCGCAATTAAATATTATTGCAAAACTAATGCAATCAGTCATTCCTGCAGATCCAAATGAACCAATTTGCGATGATGAAACTGGGTTTATGATTAGTCAAACCATTGAAATGTTTTTTAAGAAAAATGACCAAATCTTACACTTTATTGTGTTTGCTTATTATGTAAACAAAAGAACAATCAATTTTATAGCAGAACACCTACACAACAAAGCCAAAGCTAAGGAAATGAGACCTTGTGCAGGTAAATCTAACGTAAGAGTGCCAAGTTTTAGGACAATCTATCGTGAAGTCGAAAAAGAGATATACTTTGCAAAAGCAATAATTCACGAACTGCTTATAACTTGCTTTATTATTCAGAGAACTAGCAGGGAACGTGCAACAAATATCAAAAAAATCAAAATTACATATTGACATATTTGGCAAAGTGTCATACTATTTAGATATATGGTGGTCGCAGTGTAAGTAGTGAACACCTAGATTAATTTTTACAGCCCTGAGTAGCAATGCTCGTGGCTTTTTTCTTTTGGTACGGATGGCCGAACGGGGGAAGGTGAGAAGGGGTCCACGAAAATCCTTCTAGTGGATTAAATATTGCGGGTTCAAATCCCGCCCGTGCCACCAATTACAGGCTCAGTCTTAACGGACTGGGCTTTTTTATTACCTAAATTTGGACGATTAACTCAGTTGGTAGAGTGGCAGCCTGTTAAGTTGTGTGTCGCTGGTTCGATCCCAGCATCGTCCGCCATCTTCAAGCTCACGTTAATACGTGGGCTTTTTTATTGCCCTGTAAATGGGGTGGAGTATGAAAATGTTTAAAGACCCGGGAAATCAAACTTATGTATGGTCAGGGTTTTCTGGTGTGCTGGCTTGGTTAGGTGATCAGAATAACCTTATGTTGCTTAGTTTAGCGATAGGTATTTTGACCGCACTTGTTAATGTCTATTCAAAATGTGCCGAAGGGCGAATGATGAAAAGAGAAAATGAGCGCAAGGAAGAAATACATAAGGTGCGCATGGAACGGTTACAACGAGGGCTACCTGATGAAATTGACGAGGACTAGAACCACGCTTGGTGCAACAGGATTTGTCTGTGTAGTATCGAGCATTATTACCTTGATGTATGCGCAGTTTGGCGAGGAGCTTATCCTTAGCCCTAAAGGTGCAGAGATTATTGGCAATGCAGAAGGGTGCAGACGAGATCCATATAAATGCCCAGCCGATGTTTTAACTGTTGGTATTGGCTCAACAGCATATAGTGGTCAACCTGTCGATCCAAAACATCGATACACGGATTTAGAGATTGCAGAGCGTTGGAAAAACGATATTCAAGTTGCGGAAAAGTGCGTGCTGAATTATGGCAATGGCCGAGCGCTACCGCAGTCTGTATTTGATTCTGCCGTATCTATTACCTTTAATGCAGGATGCGGTGCGGTTCGTAATTCAACTTTATTCAAACAATTGCGAGCAGGAAACTATCACCAAGCCTGTTATGAATATCCTAAATGGGTATATGCAGGTGGAAAGATATTACCTGGATTAGTCTCTCGTAGAGAAAAAGAGAAAGCATTATGTTTAGCCGATTTGAAACAGCCTTAAAGCTAACCGCACTTTGCTTGATTTTGGGCTTGTGCGGTTGGACTTGGTATCAATCCCAGAAGATAAGTAGCTTAAAGGCCGAGAACCAAGCACAAGCCCAAACCATTCGCCAACAAGAAGATGCAAACAAGGCATTAACCATTGCACTGCAACAAGAGCGTGATGCGGTAATAGCACAACAGCAACGTAATGACGAAATAGAAAGGGTGGCAACAGAAAATGCTGAATCAGTTAAAACAATCATTAAGACACAACCTTGTGCTCACACTCGTTTGCCTCAGTCTGCTCTTGACCGCTTGTACAAATAAAGTCACGACTAAAGCAGAATATATTTACCCACCTCAAGCCTATACTGCACCTTGCGTCAAAACAGCGTTTACTGGTGAGACATACGGTGACGTAGTCATACAGCTTGTTAAGGTGACAGCAGAGCGAGATAAGTGCGCAAGCCAAGTAGATAATCTCAATAAGTGGATTAACCAAACTAAGACCGCCAATTAAAGCGCGGTCTTTTTTTATCAACAAAAACAACAGGAGCAATTATGCTAACAATCAAAATAATCCAGGATGGTGTAACGTCAATCACCGAGAGTAATAGCTTTGCATTTTATGATGAGACCTCTCGTGAGTACAAAGAGATGCTTAGACTTGCTGACAAGCTAAAAGAGAAACCAACCGAACTTAACGGTATTTACTACACCCAGCCAATGTTCGCCGACCAAGAGTGCAAAGAGGTTATCCGAGAGGAGTCAATCTACTGCTCAGAACGAAATAATCCAACAGATAAAATAATTGGTGTAATGATTGATTTTATACCAGATGATGAGTACGGCAATCAAGGCATTGAGAAAGAGATTGCATACAGATTAATTGGTGCAGAAGATCACATCTACGTTACCAATGAGCAAGGTAAGACGGTTTTTAATATTTAAGTAAGGACTTCCTGTGTCAGACGTGAAAGGAAAATCCACGTCTGATGGCGTGGGGAAATTAAGAGAGAGACAAAAGCGGTTTGTTGAGGAGTATCTTGTTGATTTAAATGCAACGCAAGCAGCAATAAGAGCGGGATATAGTGAGAAAACTGCAATGGAACAAGGTTATCAACTACTTCAGAAAACTTCAGTTCAAAAAGCCATTGAAGAGGCTCAAAATAAGCGGTTGGAACGCATCCAAATTTCGCAAGATGAAGTGATTCGTCGATTGCTTGAAAACGCGGATATTGCATCTGGCAAAAAAGCGATTGTATTAACTCAGATACGCAAATCTGAGAATGGCGAAATTGTTGGTGATGACGTGGCTCAATTTGTTTATGAGCCATCAAGTGTAAACAAAGCCCTTGAGTTGCTTGGTAAGCATTTAGGGATGTTTGCGAATAAAGTTGATGTAACAACCGATGGCAAGCCATTGCCTACCGTGATTAATGTGACATTTAGCGATGAGCCAGCTTAATATTCAATTTCCGACAAAATTCAAACCGCTCTTTGAGTCTATTTGGCGTTTTATTATTTTCTACGGCGGTCGAGGTTCAGGTAAAAGTTTTAGCATTGCGAGAGCATTAATATTACGAGCTTATCAATCACCGATTCGAGTTTTGTGTTGCCGTGAGATCCAAAAATCAATTTCCGATTCTGTTATTCAGATGTTGGCAGACCAAATTGAAATGTTAGGCCTGCAAGATTTCTTCGATGTTCAGAAAACGCAAATTATCGGGAAAAATGGCTCACGTTTCACTTTTGCAGGGTTAAAAACCAACATCACTTCAATCAAATCAATGACGGGTATTGATGTAGTTTGGGTGGAAGAAGGCGAGAATGTTTCAAAAGAAAGCTGGGATGTATTGATTCCGACTATTCGTGAAGACGGTTCGCAGATTATTGTGAGTTTTAACCCTAAAAACATTCTTGATGATACCTATCAACGTTTTGTGATTCATCCGCCCGAACGGTGTAAATCTGTTTTAGTAAACTGGCAAGATAATCCATATTTCCCAAAAGAATTGATGGAAGATATGACGCAGATGCGTGAGCGTGATTACGAGCTTTATCGTCATGTTTATGAGGGCGACCCTGTGGCTGATTCTGATTTAGCCATTATTAAGCCTGTATGGATTGAATATGCGGTGGATGCGCATCTCAAACTTGGTTTTACTGCTAAAGGGATGAAGAAAGTTGGTTTTGACGTTGCTGATGAGGGTGCGGATAGTAACGCTAATGCATTTGTTCACGGTTCTGTGGTGCTTGGTATTGAAGTTTGGAAGAATGGCGATGTGATTGATTCCGCCAACCGAACAAATCAAAGTGCGGTCAAATTTAAAGCCGATTTGATTATATTCGATAGTATTGGCGTGGGGGCGGGTGTGAAAGCTCACTTTAAACACTTGCCGAAATCATTACAAGTGGAAGGATTTAATGCTGGTGGTTCGGTGGCTTATCCCGAGCGTGAATATATCAAAGGCAAAAAAAATCAAGATATGTTTTCGAACATTAAAGCTCAATCGTGGTGGGCTTTACGGGATAGATTCTATAAAACCTATCGAGCAATAAAGCATGGGGATGTTTATCCTGACGATGAATTGATAAGCCTATCGAGCAAAATCAAAGAGCTTGAGTATCTGAAAGCAGAATTATCACGCCCTCGTGTTGATTATGACAATAACGGGCGGGTAAAAGTAGAAAGCAAAAAGGATATGAAAAAACGCGGCATACCTTCCCCAAATATGGCGGATGCGTTAGTCATGTGCTACGCCCCAACAAAACCTAAATCACTACTGGATTTATAAGATGAATATTTTAGATGGTATCAAATCACTTGCGCTGAAGTTAGGCAGTAAACAAGACCAGGCATATTATGCTCGTGGGCTGAGTTTAACGGATGACTTAATGCAGATTGAAGCATTATGGCGTGATAACTGGATTGCAAACAAGGTATGTATTAAACGCTCGGAAGATATGGTGCGTAATTGGCGCGATATTTTTTCCAATGACTTAAAATCAGAACAGCTAGATGAATTCACTAAGCTTGAGCGCAGATTAAAACTGCGTGAGACATTAACTAAAGCATTGCAGTGGTCTAGCCTATATGGTTCAGTGGGTTTATTGGTTGTAACCGATAATATTAATATCACCTCGCCGTTACAGCCTACAGAGCGATTAAAACAATTAATTATCTTGCCTAAATGGAAAATCTCACCTACAGGGCAACGAGATGACGATGTGTTTTCACCAAACTTTGGTCGATATAGTGAATATACCATCACTGGCGGCACACAATCTGTTTTAGTGCATTATTCTCGCTTATTAATTATCAATGCCAATGATGCGCCCTTATCTGACAATGATATTTGGGGCGTATCAGACCTTGAAAAGATTATTGATGTACTTAAACGCTTTGATAGCGCCTCTGCGAATGTGGGCGACCTTATTTTTGAGAGTAAAATCGATATTTTCAAAATTGCAGGGTTGTCTGACAAGATATCTGCAGGCTTAGAAAATGATGTCGCTAACGTTATTTCAGCGGTGCAGTCGATTAAATCGGCAACAAATAGCCTATTGCTTGATGCGGAAAATGAATACGACCGAAAAGAATTATCTTTTGGTGGATTAAAAGATTTACTCACAGAGTTTCGCAATGCGGTGGCAGGTGCGGCAGATATGCCAGTCACCATTTTGTTTGGGCAATCTGTTTCGGGATTGGCAAGTGGCGATGAGGATATTCAAAACTATCATGAGTCCATCCATCGATTGCAAGAAACAAGATTGAGACCTGTGCTTGAAGTGCTTGATACATTGCTATGCAATGAATTGTTTGGCGGGCAACCTGATGACTGGTGGTTTGAATTTTTACCATTGACCGTGGTTAAACAAGAACAACAAGTCAATATGCTTAATACCTTTGCTACAGCGACAAATACGTTAATTCAAAATGGCGTACTAAATGAATATCAAGTGGCAAACGAACTCCGAGAAAGTGGGTTATTTGCCAATATCTCTGCTGATGACATTGAGGAAATGAAAAATGCTGATGAACTTGCCAGAAATTTTGAAGAACCAGAAGGCGAAAACACGCAAGTTCAAGCCAGTGAAAATGAGCAAGAGAACGGAGCTTTGGTATAGACAACAGCTTAAACAGTTCGTCAAAACGATGACTGATGATGTAGAAAGAGCCATGCAACAACCGCAAGGCTCTTTTTTTATGGATGATGCGAAAGGATTTCAGGCTATTAGTGCAAAAGCGCTGATGAAAGTATTAGAGAAGTACGAAAAATCAGACCGCACTTCACAGGCTGAAAATATCGCCAATGGCTTTGTTAGCCGTAGTGATGCACAAAACCATGCCGAAGTATCAACCAATTTAAAAAATCAAACTGGCATCGATTTATCCGCCTATTTACGCAATAGTCCAAATATTGCTGAGAAAGTGAATGCATTGACTGCAGGTAATATCCAGTTAATTAAGTCTATTCGCTCACAATATCTTGATAAAGTGCAAAATGCCGTCATGCAAGCGATGGTTAAAGGCACATTAAATAAAGACCTAGCTGCGCAAATTAAAGACTTGGGCAAAATAACTGAAAAACGAGCAATGTTTATTGCGAGAGACCAGTCCTCAAAATTAAATGCCGCTTTAACACAAGCGAGACATGAAGACGTAGGTATAAAAAAATACATGTGGTCAACATCGCTTGATGAACGTGTGCGTGATTCTCATGCTGATAAAGAGGGGCTGGTTTTTGAATATACCAATCCTCCTGCGGATACCGGACACCCTGGACATGATTTTAATTGCCGATGTGTGGCGATACCTGTGCTTGATGATATTGTTAGTCAGGGCTCAAAAAAGGAATCATCGCAAACAAAAGAGGATCTTGATCTATCTGTTAGTGAGATCATTGCCTATTCACAAAAAATAGAACCCAAAATCACATCAGATTTAACAAGCATCATGGATAAAGTTGGTGGCAAATTGGTCGGATTGGATTTTCGCTTAAAAAGTCAATCATCATTAAAAAGGAAAATTAAAACAGAAATAGCGGATGGTTTTACTCATTCACAAGCAGTAAATAAAATCCGTGATGCCATTCGATACACAACAGTTTTCAAAGAAAAGGATTTTGTTACTCGCTATAAGGCTATGCAGTACTTGTTAGCGATCAAGGGGTATAAAACTATCGTAGTCAAAAACACTTGGAAGAACGATAGTGCATATAAAGGCGTTAACACATTTATCCAAAATGAAAATGGTGATGTTTTTGAAATGCAGTACCATACACAACAGAGTTTTGATGTAAAAAATGGGTTATTGCATAAACTCTATGAAAAATTCAGAGATCTAAAAACACCAATTCATGAAAAAGAGAAGTTATTGCTTGAAATGCGTAAACTAAGTAGTAGAATCAAAATACCAGAAGGTATTGAGCTTATTGAGGATAAAAAATGAGTTTTCAATATTACTTAGCAAATGTAGGCGAAAACCAGCAAAAACTAATCAGAGGGAATCCTTCTGATTTATTGTCGTTTTCGGTGTTCAACCCCAAAAGATTAGAGTGGGATGCCTCGCGCGGTATTTCATGGGCTGAACGCCTACTTGAAAGTGGTTTCAGTGATTTCAGTGTTATCTCCGAAAGTGATGCAATCAGATTTATGAGAAACTAATAATGACTTTATCAGCAAGGGCAGAATTATTTGCAAAGTCAATACACGCTAATCAAGTGGATAAAGCAGGAAAGCCGTATATTAGACATTTGCAGGCAGTGGTTAATAATCTTGTTGAGCCAACGGAAGATATGGTGGCGGTAGCGTGGTTGCATGATAGCGTGGAAGATACAGAAACCACTTTTGATGATTTAATTTATTACTTTGGAAGTTCAGTGGCGCAAGCGGTAGATGCGATAACTAAACGTAAGGGCGAGCTGTATGCCGATTATCTAAACAGAGTAAAAGCTAATCCTATCGCGCGGTTAGTTAAGATTGCTGATTTATCTCATAATATGGATCTATCGCGACTATTAAAGATTACCGAAAAAGATTTAGAGAGAAAAGCCAAGTATATTAAAGCAAAAGAATTTTTAGAAAATTAGAAAACAAATTCATCAAGCAACCCGATCAGAAATGGTCGGGTTTTTTATTGGGGTAAATAAATGAAATTTACAGACAAAACAACTCAAACAACCACACAAAGAACCATCACTAAAGATGGTTTTTTAGTTGTACCTGCAACCATTTCGAAAGTTGGGGTATTTGATTACCTCGCTACAGAACTAGGCTTAAAAGAAGACGGTATTAAAAAAGTCGCTCGCACTGAGAATTCTTTGTTTAGCGATGAAACGATTAAGAGTTTTGAAAATGCCACATTAACCGTTGGTCATCCTAAAGATGGGGTGAATGCGAAAAACTGGAAACAACTCTCTGTCGGTGTTGTGCGCAATGTTAAGCGAGTGGGCGATGAGCTCACGGCAGAGGCTTGGATTTATGATGAATCTGCAATTAAAGCAGTTCAGGAAAATGGCGTTGAGCAATTATCTTGTGGTTATGACTGCGATATTAAGCCATCCACTGTACAAGATGCAGATTTTGAGATGTCGCCGATGATCGGCAACCACGTAGCGATTGTGGCAAAGGGTCGCTGCGGTGGAAGTGTAAAACTTGCCGATGAGGATAAAACCATTATGGGGAAAACCGCAAAAATTCTCGATGCGTTTTTAGGTGCGTTCGGCATCAAGTTGTCGGATGAACAGAAAAAACAAATTGAGGAAGAAGAAAAGTCTGGTGGTGAAGAAGGGAAAGAGCCAAAAGCAGGAACCCAAACTGAGCCAAAAGAAAAGAAATCTGAACCCGAAAATAAAAAGGAAGATGACGTGGAAAAAGAAGAACTTGAAAAACGCCTTAAAGCTAAAGATGAAGAAATCCAACAGCTAAAAGAGGCGCAAGCAAAACGTGATGCAGAAGCAAAACAAGCTGCTGTATTGGCTGATGCTAAAACCGTATTTAAAGAAGTCAATTTTGCGGATAACGCGACTGTGCGTGAAATCCAAGAAAGTGCGGTCGTTGCGCAGGGTATTTTTACTAAAGATGAGGCGGCCAAATTATCCGATGAGGAAATTTCTGGCGCATATCAAACAGCAAAAGCGGTTGCGGCGAAATTAGCGGATGAACGCAAATCACTTGGCAGTATTTTGCTTGGTGACGCTGCGATAAATAAAACTGCGCCGTCTATCGATTTTAATAAAACTTACAACAGTTAGGAGTAATTAGATGAGTTACGCTTACGAACAAGCGCCTGCACGTGCAGGTGAATTAGGCAAGGGCAATCTTGCAAATGCAAAAACCACAGCAGAAAAAGTCACAGGCAAAGTAAAAGCAGGTGAATTTGTGGCATTAAATCCTGCTGGTGGTGTGAAAACCTTATCCGCTAAAACAGATGTATTAGCTGGCGTGGTATTAGCAAGTCGCATTCGTGATGAATGGCCTGAAGGTGAATTAGTCGATGTGATGCACATTGGTACAGGCGATGCGATTTGGGTCAATATTGCACCAGAGAAAACCGTATCTCGTGGTAGTAAAGTGTTTGTATTAACGACGGGTGGCGAAGGTAAAACTGGCGCAATCCAAGGCGAAACCGATGCAAATGCGATTGAAACAGGCTACACCGTGATTGACGTTAAGAGTCAATTAGCGATGATTACAAAATTATAAGGGGTGATGAATGTCATTATTAACTTATGTACAAAACGGCTTAACGGCTGTAAGCAAAGAAATTTCAGAAACCAAATATCCTGAAATTGTGTTCCCGCAATTTGTCTATGTTGACCAACAAGCAGCAGTAGGCATTACAGAAAAGCTACACTATGGTGCAGATGAGCACGGCTCACTTGATGATGGTTTAATTACCACTAGTACAAGCACATTAGACCAAGTAGAAGTCGGCTTTACGCCAACCCGCTCTTACATTGTGCCATGGGCTAAATCGGTAACATGGACAACACCAGAGCTTGAACAGGGTAAATTATTAGGATTAGCGTTAGATACCGCCAAAATTATGGCGTTAAACAAAAACGCACAACAAACCCTGCAAAAAGTGGCATTCTTGGGTCATGCCAAAGATACTCGCTTAACTGGTTTGCTAAACAACAAATCTGTTGAGGTGTACAACATCAAAGGCACTGCTGCAAACACAAAAGTACAAGCGATGGACTTTGATAAAGCGGTGGCATTCTTCAAAGAAATTTTCCTGCAAGGTATGGAAAAAACCAAACGCATTGAAGCGCCAAACACCTTTGCGATTGATTCGCTTGATTTAGCGCACTTGGCGTTAACTCAACGCAATAATACTGACACAACTGCATTAGAGTTCTTGACTAAGAGCTTATCTGCGGCTGCAGGTCGTGAAGTGGCAATTAAAGCCTTGCCGTCAAACTTTGGCACACGTGTCACAAACGGCAAAACTCGTGCAATGGTTTATGTAAACAGCAAAGAGCACGTTATCTTTGATGTCCCAATGTCGCCAACTGTGTTAGCCGCTCAACAAAAAGGCTTATTAGCTTATGAATCTGGCTTACGCATGGCATTTGGTGGCGTAACCTTTATGGAGCCAAATTCTGTACTTTACGTAGATTACTAGGGAGTCATTATGCCAACATTTGATACGGATGTATTCCTTGAGCGTTATCCTGAGTTTAAAGAGGTCGATTATGAAAAAATCGACCTTTTTTTATCGGATGCAGAAATGGAAGTGAGTAAATCTCGTTGGGGAAAACTCTACCAACGTGGCGTGTTGGCATTGACTGCTCATCTATTACGTTTGTCGCTTTGGACAACTGAAAGTGGCGGCGGAGCAAATCGGAATCTCGCCAGTGAAAGTGCTGGCGAGTTGTCTGTGAGCTATGCCGTGCCAATACTGACAGGCACTGATGCGGATTATCAATTAACGGCGTATGGCCAAGAGTATTTGCGATTACGTAAATTGGTTGGCATTGGGGTAATGGTAGCGTAAATGGCGGTGCAAATTATGGGGGATTTAGCGCAAGCAAAAGCGTTAATTGAGCGATTGAGGGCTAATAAAGACAAAGCGGTTTACGTTGGATTTCCTGCTGAGTTTGATAAACCAGTCGAGGGGGCTGAGAATTTTAATCTTGCCTCTTTGGCGGCTGTATTGGAATTTGGTAATGAGCGCATCCCATCGCGCCCTTTCTTGCGCCAAACGCTATCAGAAAACCAAGATAAATACACCGCACTTTTCACGCAATTATTTAAGCAAGGCTTACAGATTGAGAGGATTTACGAGCAACTAGCACTAGTTGCGCAAGGTGATGTCCAGTTAAATATCACTCGTGGCAACTGGGTTGCCAACGCTAAAAGTACAATTAAACAAAAAGGCTCTAGCAAGCCATTGATTGATACAGGCAAAATGCGTCAATCTGTAAAAGGTATCGTTAAATGAGTTTAATCAACCAATATCCACGCTTTTTGAATAGTAAATTTAGCCAAATTGTCACCGTGAAACATCTGCAAGGTGAGCATTCATCTGATGGGTTTGGGGCGAGTTATACCGATGAAAGCATGACTGCCATTGTCATGCCAGTCTCTCCTAATGATGTGTTGTTATTGCCAGAAGGTGAGCGATTTATCCCCTCAATAAAAATCTACACCATTAAGCCGTTAAAAATAGGTGATTTGGTTATTTATGAGGGGGAAATCTACAAAATAAAAACCGTAGCAAATTGGGGAAAATATGGATACCACAACAATATCGGCGTTAGACACAGTCAAACTGCGAAAGTGGATTCAACAGGCTTTACAGTTACCTAATGGTGCCGTTATTGGTGGCTGGCTCCCTGAAAATCCTTTGCCTGCTTTTATTACCGTGGATTTGATGACAAGTAATGAAATCGGGCAGGCCACGAGAGAATTTGACGGTAAACGTGAGCGTATCATTCAGTCAATGCAAAGCACCGTGAGTCTCTCTTGTTTCGGTCGAAATTCCCTTGCGCAGTGTTACAAGCTAAAAGCCATTTTCCAAGGTTCAGCGTTTCTTTCCTTTCTCAAATCAAATCACTGGGGTGTGATTCGTTTCTCGGATGTCCGCAATTTAACGGCTACCGTTGGGGCGGATTATGAAGAACGAGGGCAGTTTGATGTTGTATTTAGCCATCATCACATTGTTGATACACCTCTAGAACCGATAGAAAACGTTGAACAACGCACAAACCATTTAATTCAACAAATAGGAGGATAGCCTTATGGCATTATCTATCTCGCAGATTGTCAATGTGCAGTTAAATACTGTGCCAAAATCTGCCGCGCGTAAATCATTCGGTATCGTGGCATTGTTCACGCCAGAGGCAGGACAAGCATTTGCTGATGCGACTACGCGTTATGTTTATGCCGAAAATCAACGTGATGTAGAACAGTTGTTCGGCACAAATTCAGAAACAGCGAAAGCGGCACAGCCATTTTTTGCTCAAAGCCCTCGTGCAAAACAATTAATTATTGCGCGTTGGCAAAAAGAACCCGCAACCATTGATGCAACCAAAAACACATTAAGCGGTGCAACCTTATCGGATGATTTAGAGCGTTTTAAAGCGGTTGTAAATGGTCGATTTACATTAACTATTGGCACTGAAACCAAGAAAGTAAATGGGCTATCTTTTGCTGATGCATCAGATTTCAATGCGATTGCAACCAAAATCCAAGCAAAATTGACCGCACTTTCCTCATCTTTATCTATTTCTTACGATAGCGTAGGGCAACGTTTTATCATCACATCTAACAACGCAGGAGAAGATAAAGCGACCGAAATCCATTACGCCTTTAATGGTGGCGGTGACGGTGAGTATATTGGCTCATTGCTTAAATTAGAAAATGGCCAAGCAAGCCGAAAAGTAGGTAAGGCATCAATTTCTTTGAAAAAAGAAACCGTTGCAGAGGCTTTATTTAACGTAGCCGAAGTGAATAATGCATGGTATGGCTTTACGTTTGCTGCACAGCTTACTGATGGTGAAGTGGAATCTGCTGCAAAATACGCGCAAGCTAATACCAAAATGTTTGGTGCGAATGTTATTCGTGTTGAACATCTTGAATGGTCTGCTGATAACATCTATAAGAAATTATATGATGCAGGTTTAGATCACACATTAGCGATGTTCGATAAAAACGATATGTACCCAGCATCTTCTGCATTGGCTCGTTTATTATCAACGAACTTTGCGGCAAACAATTCAACCTTAACGCTTAAATTCAAGCAACAACCGACTATTACGGCTGATGAAATTACGGCAACGGAGTTCTCTAAAGCAAAACGCTTAGGCATCAATGTGTACACCTATTTTGATGATGTGGCGATGATTGCTGAAGGTACAGTGATGGGCGGTAAATTTGCGGATGAAATAGTTATCTTAGACTGGTTTACAGATGCAGTGCAAAAAGAGGTATTTGCTCGCTTGTATAAATCACCGACCAAAATCCCATTAACAGACAAAGGCCAAGCGGTATTAATTGCTGCCGTGGAGAAAGTTTGTTTAGAGGGTGTAAACAATGGTGCTTTCGCACCAGGTCAATGGGCTGGCGATAGCTTTGGTAACTTGACGACAGGCGATTATCTTGAAAAGGGTTACTATGTATGGGCGGCACCAATGGATACGCTATCTGATAGCGACCGTGAGCAACGCCGTGCAACCCCAATTCAAACCGCGGTGAAATTAGCGGGCGCAATCCATTCTAGCGATGTGATTGTGAACTATAACCGATAAGATGTGAATTTTAACTTTCTATCATTTATACTATTTGCCATATTTTCCTTTAGGAGGTCTTATGGCAATTAATTTTAGAAAGAGAGTTAAAGTTGCACCAGGTGTCTATATCAATCTGGGCAAGAAAGGAGTCTCAACTACAATAGGAGCAAAAGGGCTGTCGGTTAATGTTGGTAAAAATGGAGCTAACTTAAATGTAGGTATACCTGGAACAGGCCTTTCTAGCAGAATACCGATTTATAGTGCGGCAAGCGGCGTAGAAATGATTGATGGTGTGCCAAATATTCCTTTTGATCATTTAAGTCGTTTATACATAACAGAACGTCCAAATTTTACCAAGCAACAGAGCGATATACTTCGCCCCCGTTTTAACTCATTAACACCTACTCAAAAAATGGCCGTACTCAAACGCGTTAAGGTTTACCCTGATTCTGATGTTGGCATTTATTCCGGTTGGTTAGGTTGGTTAGCGGCGGATAGATTCCGGGCAAAACAATATGGGATCGCAATATTAAAACTCTTTTCCATGTTGACTTTGTTTGGTGGATTATTGTGGTTGCTTTTTGACCTTCTTTATTTCAGACGTCAAGCTAGAAATGCGAATTTTCTATCCTTTATGGCAGCAATTGATCAGGTTGTAGAAAAAAACAACTAAGCTACTTCGCACTAAACTAACAGGCCCCATCTGGGGCTTTTTTTATATAAGGAAAAACTATGGCAGTTTTCGATCCAAAACAAGTTGTCGTGTTATTAGACGGCAAAGAAATTAGTGACTGGGCAGACGGCTCAGATGTGATTAATGCGACTAACCAAGTTGATGCAGGGCAAATGGTTATTGGTGCAAATGGCACAGGCGTATTTATCGCAAATCCTGACCAATCAGGCAAATTAACCCTAAAAATTAAACAACATTCTGAGGATAACGCCTATTTATCGAAGTTGTTTAATCAACAAAAAACCAGTATTAAAACCTATTTACCGATGACTCTCGCTATCCGCGACTTAATCAATGATGATGTTGTCACGGCAAGTAAAGGGTATTTCACCACACCTGCGCCTTACGTGCGTGGGAATGGACACAATGCGACAACCTGGACGATTGTGTTTGAGAAAATGACGATGAATCTTGAAAAAGGTGTCCAATAATGGAAAGTAAACAAATCAATATTGAAAATGTCACCTATACGATGACGCCAGCTAATGCGATGACAGCATGGACTGCACTCAAAAATGCAATGAAATTATTGCAATCCGTCGATTTATCATCATTAGGTAACAATAAAAAGCTCGGTGCAAGCGTATTAACTACCGTGTTGGCGAATTTAGGCGACCCAAGTATTAAAGAGCTTGAGGATATTGTGCTTAAACATACCTCATGCGAGCAAGATGGCAAACTATACCGCCTGTCTGAACGCTTTGATAGCCATTTTAACCAACACCGTGGGCATTTAATCCCAGTATTAAAAGAAGGGTTGATGTATCAATTTGCTGATTTTTTTATCGGTGGGGGCGGATTGCTGAGCAATATTCAAGCCAATCTAAAAGCGAAGAAATAAGCCAGTCAGACAGCAAAGTTGACTGGTTTATTTTTACGCCCATTGTAAAAAACTTTTGTTCACTACACGAATTAAGGTCGGTTTATTCGTTAGCCGACCTTTTATCTTTTCATGAAGTCATTGTTGAATTAAATCAAATGGAGCAACGCAATGCTACTCGATGAACTACTGATTAAAATCGGCATTGATGCGGATAGCCAAGCAATGCAACAGTTTGAGCAATTCCTCAATGCAATTGGAGACGGCACTGAAGATGCCACAGAAAGTTTAGGCGCATTTGGTCAAGCACTAGAAGAGGCTGCGAATAAAGCAGCCGAGCAAGTCAAAGACATGCCTGAGTTCAGCGAGTTTTTTGCATCGCTTGAGAAACTACAAGACGAAACAGAAAATCTTTCTGAAGATGAAGCCTTAGATGCGTGGGTGCAGAAACTTATCGAGGGGGATAAGCTCTTATCTGAGTTTGGTGAGAGTTTTATTGAAAACACCGAACAGCTCTCGAAAGAGTTACAAGAAGCGGGATTAAGTGCGGAGCAGGTTGAGAAAGTTATTGGCAAACTCAAATCTGCGATTGAGCAAAAAACCGATGCTACCGAAAAAGATACAAAAGCCGTAGAAGATAACGCCAAAAGCACAGAAAATTTATCTGACAATATCATCGACTTGTGGGCGACCCAATATGGTGCAGTCGGATTATTGAATAAATTTGAATTGCTTGGCATTAGCATCAATAAAACCACACTTAAAGTTGCGGCATTTGGTGCAGCTTTCTACGCCGCTACAATCGGGGTGAAGAATTTTGTTGATGCTAATCTTGATGCACTCGATGAAATTAAACAACTCTCGGCTGTCACGGGCGAATCAGCCGACCAAATTTACAACTTAGGTAAGGTTGCAGAGGTCAATGGCTCATCCGCACAGGCCGCTCAATCATCTATTGAAGGATTGTCTCGTGTTATAGGTGAAGCGGCAACAGGTATCGGTCGAGGGGCTAAATCATTTGAGCAATATGGACTAAGCGCCAAAAAAGCGAATGGGGATGTTAAAACCTCAAGCGAAATGCTGGGTGAAATCTCGGACAAGATGAAAGCAATGGGCGAGCAAGAGCAAATTGCGATGCTTGCGAAACTCGGCATTGATGGGTCAATGATTCAAACCTTGCGTCTTGGCAATGATGAGTTGAAAGAGCAAATCGCCCTTGCAAGTGCACTCACACTTGGCGTAGGTAATGCTGAAAATGCAGAAACTGCCGCCGCTTTTAAAGATGCGTTGACGCAGGTTTCTCAGGCATTTACAGCTATTGGCGAATATGTATCACTCCGTGTTGCGCCATCCATTCAGCGATTAGCCGAGCGGTTTACAAAATGGTTCACTGAGAATAATAAGTTTATCAAGGCCACACTCAATGGATTTGGCAAAATACTGTCATTTTTGTTTGAGTTAGCCGCAGCCATCGATAACGTTGTTGAGCATACTGTTGGGTGGAAAAACTTAATCTACGCATTAGGTGCGGCATTATTGTGGTTTAGTCGCAGAATGTTATTAGCTTTCGCTACTAACCCTGTCACATTGATTATAACGGCAATTGCGGCCTTGTTTTTACTTGTTGATGACTTCATCACTTATCTTGAAGGTGGAGAAACGGCATTAGGTGAATTTTGGAAACCATTTAAAACAGCATTATTGTGGGTTAAATCCACGTGGAAAGATTTTGTTGATAACTTTAGTGTCGATCCCATTGGTGCAACATTATCCCTCATCACAGATATGCTTGAGTTGCCATTTAAACTTGGGCTTGCGATTGTTGTTGGTTTGTGGAATTTATTTACTGGTGAACAGTTAGATTTGGATGTTATCGAGACCAAGTTTGCTCAAGTTACAGACTGGATTAAAAAGCCATTCCAAAGTGCATTTGATTGGGTTAAGGGATATTACGACCAATATATCGCACCAATTATCGATACGGTGAAAGGGTGGTTTAGTGATAGTGGCGAAAAGGTAGGTACGGCAAGTCAAAATACGAAAGCCTATGACACGATGATGTTTGATCCATCTTATGTTTCTGCACCACAAGTTGCAGCGGCAGGAGTCAATAATAAAACTTCAAATGCGGATAACAGTGTCAAAAACAGCAATAATAAAATCACCATTACGCAAAATATCCAAGGTACGGACAATCCAAAAGCAGTGGCAGACCAATCGGCTCGCGCGATCAATAATCAACTTTCACCTGTTGTGGGGTAGCCTCTATGTTAAATTTTGCTCAAGTATCCAATCGTAGTATTGGCACAATAACATTCGATGTGGTGACAACAGAGGACCATCAGTCGGATTTATCTATTACAGAAAACCCGATTGAATCAGGGGCTGCCATTGCTGACCATGCGGTTATTCAGCCTAAACAAGTTACCATTAATGGTGTAATGGTTGACCACGACCATTCAACGTTTGGTTTAGACTTTCCGTTTGTTGGAAACATTCGTGGCGAGATAGACTTTCTTAATAACTTCCCTTTGCCAGTTAAGGTTATCACTCAAACATCGCAAGCTATCGCAAGAGCAGGAAGAGCGATTAGCCAAGTCGCAGGAGCATATAGTCAAGCGAAGAGCATCCTTAATCAAGCGCGAACCATCGCCCCTTTTTTGCCTGACTTTGGGCTAGGCGGATTGCTTGATAGCAGCGCAGGGGATGGCAGGGTGCAAAAATGCTATGCCGACCTTGTGGCTTGCCAGAAATCAGGGGAAACGATTGACATACAGACAGGCATCAACTTGTACAAGAACATGCTCATCCAATCTGTAGCGGTCAATCAATCACAAGATGGCAGTGCGACATTTACGATAACGGCTCGTGAGATATTTATTGTTGAGACAAAAACAGCTCAATCTAAATCATCTGCATCGGGCAAGAGTAAAAGCGGTAGAGCAGCGGCTCAATCCGCAACAAAATCACAGCAAGGTTCTACTCAACCAAAGAACGATACACCTAAAAGAACCTCCTCGCTTTTCAATCTTTTTAAATGGTAAGACGTATGCGTAAAATTCCATTAACACAACATCCTTATCAGGAGCAAACTTTTGAATTTAGCGGCATAAAAATCCGCTTAACCTTGCGATTTAATAGTATTGGACAGTTTTGGGCAATGGATGTATTTGAGCCAGTAAATCAAAAGCAGATTTGCCGAGGTCATGCGCTCGCGTGCGGAGTGCCATTATTGGCGCGCACTACACAGCCTTATTTCTTCTATTTGGACGATGAAAGTGGTGCTGAATTAGACCCAATGAGTATGGAAGATTTGGGTACTCGATGTTTTTTGTATATAGGTGAAAAATACACTTAAAAGAGGGTTAGAAATGGAAACAAATGCAAGTCCAATTATGCGAGGTGTAATCGCATTCTCTATTGTTATCGTTGCGCTTGGCTTGTTTGCTTTATGTATTACACCGTTGGCAAATGTCCTTATTGAACTCGCTAAATAGCGCAAGGAGAGACAATGAAACAATTTGGCAGACGTTGGAAACTGGACATTAGCAACGACCAAGAAACGTTAAGCATTGAGCAATTACGTGTTGCGTTTGAAATTGATAAAACCATTAATGAAAAGCCTAATCCCGCTAAAATCCAAGTGTGGAACTTAAATCGAGACCATATCAACCAATTATTAAGCCAAGACTATAAGAAAGTCGCCTTATCGGTTGGTTATGGCGAGTTACGCCAAATCTATGCGGGAGATATTACCAAGACGAGAATCCAGCGAGAGGGATTGGATTTTGTCCTTACGCTTGAGTGTTCAGATGGGCATCAAGCCTATACTCAGTCGAGAGCCAAAACAACATTAAAAGCAGGGGCAACAGACAAACAGATTGTTGAGGAATTGCAAAAGACGATGCCTAAAGTACAGACTGGTGCCATTGACATTCCCAACCAACGAAAACTCCCTCGTGGTAGAGTATTAAACGGCAATAGTCGAGATATTCTCACCAAAATTGCACGCAATAATAAGGCTGATTGGTCTATCCAAGATGGCTCGCTTATTTTCCTGCCGAAAGATAAAGTGCTAAGTGATGATGCCGTACTGATTTCTCAAGATACAGGAATGATTAATGCGCCAGAGCAAACTGATGAGGGACTAGAGCTGACTTGTTTACTCAACCCAGCATTACAAATTGGCGGACTTGTGAAAGTTGAATCTATCATTGAGTACTTCAATGGGGAGTACAAGATTGTAAAACTTGCGCATTCTGGCGATGGTATCGGTGGGGATTGGCACAGCAAGATGACGGTTGCTGGGGGAAAATTCCAAAAGGTAGAAAACCCTAAAAAATCGGACAAAAAAGACAGGAAAAAATGACCGCACTTTTGTTAAGTGCAGTCATTTATATTAAATGACACCGACACGCAATTCGGCACCGCAAGCATGAGCATAGCGTTGTAGTGTTAGAAATGAAGCCCGACTGGCATTCTTTTCTAATTTGCTGATTGCCGGTTGAGTTACACCCATTTTTTCGGCAACTTGAGAAATAGTGAGACCTGCACGAATACGCATTTCTTGGAGTAGTGATTGCAGTTCCTCAATACGTTTTTCTTGCAAATAAAGTGCTTTAGTTTCTTCGTCTTGAAGTAAGGTCTCTTTTACTTGTTTGTAACTTATCGGTTTAACTTTCATCGGTCATTTCTCCTAAACGTTTTAAAGCTAATTCAATTTCTGACGGTGGGGTTTTCTGTGTTTTCTTAACAAAAGTGCGCAGGATGTAAATTTTCTTCCCTATGGCAAAAGCAAAAAAGGTGCGCGAAATATCTTTATTGCCAGCGCGCAGTTCAAATAAACCATTACCCATTGCGCGCGTATGCGGGAAACGAAGCTCACTGCCTAATGTTTCTAACTTATCCAGGGCATTTAACGCTTTAGCTCGCATTATTGGAGATAAGGCTTCAATTTCAGCGAATGCTTCAGGGTGAAATAATAACTCGAACATAAAACTCTCATAACTTTTAAGTTATGCAAATCATAACATATTCAAAATATAAATCAAAGGTTATATTTAATGAACTACGCACAAACCTTAGCAACGCCAGAAACCGCAACCGACCATCAAATCCAACAAAATCAACTGAATTTACATACTGCACTCCCTGCAAAAGTGGTGAGCTTTGACCCTGCAAAACAAACTGTATCACTTGCGATACAAATAAAAATGCAGTTAGTTGATGGGAGTGGGGCAGATATACCGCCACTTCTTGATGTGCCTGTGAGTTTTCCTCGAGGCGGGGGCTTTGCAGTGACATTTCCACTTAAAGCAGGCGATGAGGGGATAGCGATATTTTCCGAGCGTTGCATTGACGGATGGTGGCAAAACGGCAGCGCATCAACGCCTTTAGATTTTAGGCTACATGATTTATCCGATGCGATGTTTATTCCTGGCATATGCTCTGTGCCGAAAGCTATCAATGGATTTTTTACCGAAGGGCTATCTATGCAAACCCTTGATGGCGACACATACATCAGAATCAAAAACGGCTCGATTTTGATTAAAGGAAATATCGAACATCAGGGCGATACCTCGCAAACAGGCTCGCATAGCTCCACAGGCGTTATCTCGAGTGATACGGATGTAACAGCGGGTGGTATTTCAGGTAAAACCCATAAACATACAGGCGACAGTGGCGGTAAAACAGGAGTGCCAGAATGAGAGTAAGACGACTTAATAAAGAGCACGATTGGACATTTGGACAAGGCTTTTCGAACTACGCAACAGAATCAGATGCCATTGCTCAAAATGTACAAACTCGACTTTGGTCATTTGCTAATGACTGGTTTTTAGACCTAGAACACGGTTTGCCTTGGCTCGAACAAATGGGGCGCGGGGTAAATATGGCGGATTGGGAAATCAAAATAAAACGCTATGTGTTGGAAACTGAAGGTGTAAGCAGAATAACTGATTATCAAGCTAATTTTGATGCAGATACACGAAAACTGACAATCTCGATTGATTACCAAGATATTTACGGACAACAACAAACCGCACGTTATGACACTTAAAGTGCGGTTAAATTAAGTAAAGTTTTGTGATGGAGATCGCAAAAATAGAAAATTTCTGATTAAAAACCTACATAAACAATTTTGGTTCCGTAGAATAGATATTCCTATTTTTAATGAAGGATGCATACTATGGAACCAAGCAATATTTTTGCCACAATTATTGTAATTTTAATGTTACTTAGCCCTTTTTATCTTGTTTATCTGATTATAAAGAAAATAAGAAAAGGCAAGGATCAAAAGATACAATCGGAATATAACGACCTATCATCAAAAATTAAACACCTACAAGATGAGATTAATGAAAAGTCAAAAGAGTTATCTTTAATTAAGGATGAGCTTAAGAGTTATGAACCAGAAGGGGCTTTATTAAGGGTTGGATTATATCAGCCTATATTTAGCTTTGATACCTCTGAAGAATATAAAGCAAAAATTCTTGAATTAAGAGAAAAGCAAAAAGCACTATTTAAAAGTAATTTAGCTTGTACTTGCTCTACAACATGGACTGTTGGGACAGGTAAAGATGCTAAAAAACAAGGTGCTAAAATGACAAAAAATAATATTGATTTAGCTTTACGGGCTTTTGATAATGAATGTGATGCACTTATTAGTAAAGTTAGCAGTAGTAATTTTGAAAAAATCCGAAATAAAATCCAATATTCTTATGAGCATATTAATAAGCTAAATCAACACAATTTAATATCTATTAATCCAGCTTATTTAGCTCTTAAGCTAAAAGAATTAATGGCTACCTATGAATATGCTTTGAAGAAAGAGGAAGAAAAAGCAGAACAAGCCAGAATTAAAGAGGAAATGAGAGAAGAGGCTAGAGCACAAAGAGAATTAGAGAAAGCTAAAGCTGAGGCGGAAAGAGCTCAACGAGATGCCGAGAAAGAGTTGGAAAATGCTCGGAAACTGCTTGAGAAAGATCAGGCTAACACTGAGCTTCAGGCAAGAATCGCCGAGTTGGAGCTGAAATATCAAGAAGCCTTGGAAAATAGCCAGAGGGCTATTTCTCAAGCTCAACTAACGAAATCCGGGCATGTTTATGTAATTAGTAATATTGGTTCATTTGGTGAGAATGTGTTTAAAATTGGTATGACACGCCGATTAGAGCCATTAGACCGTATAAGAGAATTGGGCGATGCTAGCGTGCCATTCTCTTTTGATGTTCACGCATTGATCTATAGTGAAGATGCGCCGGCATTAGAAAATGAATTGCACAAGGTGTTTGCGGATCATCAAGTAAACCGTGTCAATCCACGTAAAGAGTTCTTTAAGGTACCATTAGAGATAATTGCCGACGAGGTCAAAAAACGCAATGCTAAAATTGAGTTTACAATGCTGGCCGAAGCGTCGGAATATTATCAATCCTTGGCAATGGAGAAAGAGCACAAATATACTGATATTATTGAATCTGATGATGAAGATTTATCAGAAGAAGAATAAATTCAAAACCCCGTTTACAAGACGGGGTTTTTACTTTATATTGTGTGCCAAGGTGTCGAAACCTTAAACCAAAAGCGGAAGTCCGCACCCGATAGCATAGCGGTTTTTTTATGCGTAAAATTTGTGATCTCGTTTAGTTTTATTGCCATTAAGACTTAACACGCATAAATCCAATTTCATCTATGTCGGGCGGGCGGAGAATACAACACCCGAAAGGGGAATAATCCCAGCCGTTTCTTTTGGTCGGCTTTCGAACCACCCGGCACCCTTAACTGGGTAAATCTTAATATCGAAAACAAACCAAAGGAGACATTCTATGTCTAATCAAACCCAACTTTCCACATTCAACTTTGAATCAAAATCCATCCGCACTTTAGCCATTAACAATGAACCTTGGTTTGTTGCTATTGATATTTGCAAAGCGATCAATTTAAGCAACCCATCAATGGCTGTTGCTAATTTAGATGAAGATGAGAAAAAGGTTGTCGGTTCAAGCGACACCCTCGACCCTAAGTTAAACTTAGGGTCGGCAGGAAACGGCGCACAAAGCCTTTCATTAGTCAGCGAAAGCGGAATGTACACTTTGATCTTACGTTGCCGTGATGCAGTGAAAAAAGGATCTACTCCACACCGTTTTAGAAAATGGGTTACATCAGAAGTATTACCTACTATTCGCAAAACTGGAAAATATGAAAGCAAAACATCCGTCAATGACAGAACTGGATTACGCAATGCCGTGAATATGCTCGTGAGCAAAAAGGGATTAATTTATTCTGAGGCTTATCATTTAGTCCATCAACGCTTTAATGTGGAATCGATAGAAGATTTAACCCTTGAACAACTCCCTGAAGCAGTAGAGTATGTCCACAAAATAATTTTAGAAGGGGAATTAATCACTGAGGCTGAATTGCCTAGCCGTGAAAAGAAATTCTCTTTTGAATTTACCGAACGCGAACTGCAACATCTCGTTTGGGCGTGGTTCGCTTTATTGCGTGGCACGGAACTTTGCCAAGTACTTCACCCAGCATTAAAACAAATTGGTTCGCATTATGCCGCACCAGTGCATGATATTGCTTACGAATATCGCAGTACTCTCCGTCAGGCGCAAAAAGTATTAGAGCGAATCACTGAAAAATTTGAGTGCAAACAAGGCGATAACTGGCGTGTATTAAAATATCTTCGAGCCTATAACCATAAAGCAATAGGCTTTCAGCTAGACATCCTATAAACAACACAAAATCCGACTGCTCTTACCGCTTACGGGAAACTGTAAGCGGCTTTGGGCGTGCTTAAAATCACCACCCGATCATTTCCGATCGGGTTTTTTATTGGAGAAAATATGGCAAAACTGATTGAAACAGGCATCCAAATTGAGAGATTAAACGAAATCGTGGCACGATTTGAAGATGGATTTAGACAAATCTATGGGCAAAATATCGACTTATCGCCCAACTCACCAGATGGGCAAATGGTGGGCTTACTTGCTCAAATGAAGATGGATATTGAGGAGCTTGCCGAGAACGTATATCGACAGTTAGATCCTGATGTTGCAACAGGTGCTTGGCTCGATCAGCGAGTTGCTTATGCAGGATTAATAAGACGAGCGGCAAGCTATAGTTATTTGCGCTCAGTAATTTTGACAGGGGAGCCTTTAACTCACCTTTATGCGGGTATTGTAGTGTCTGACCCACATAAAGTGCGGTGGGTATTAACTGCAGATGTGCAGTTAGATAGCAATGGTTCTGCTCGTGCAGACTTTCGTAGCGAAGAATTGGGTGCGTTTAACCTCATAAAAAACACGAATTTGACCATTGAGACCGTTACGCTTGGGCTTACCTCGGCAACCACATTCGAAAATGCCGAAATTGGCGAGGAAGAAGAAACCGACTTGCAATTACGAGAACGTTTTTTCATCAGCCGAACCAAAAATGCGCAAAACTCAGCTGATGCTATCCAGTCAAAAATTGCCGCATTGCCTGATGTTAGACAAGTTAAAGTGCTGGAAAACAATACTAAACAACGTGATAAATATGGTGTTGAGCCTAATTCGTTGAATGTTATTGTCGATGGCGGGGCAGATGAGCAAATAGCTCACGTTATTTATGAAAATAAAGGGGCAGGGGTCGGGTTGCAAGGTACAACAGAAACGACTTTAACGGTAAATGGCGAACGTAGAGCATTGCGGTTCGACCGCGCAACGCCTGTTGATGTGCAAGTGTCTATGCGTTGTGTTCGATACGAAGATTTTACTGAAGTAGATAAGGATGAAATCAAACGATTATTATCCATTCAACGCTTTGGCATCGGGCAAAATCTTTCGCTTTCCCGACTTTATTCACCAATTAATAAAGTGGGTGGTTTCTGGGTGAAAGAACTAAAAATCGGGCGTAAAGGGCAGTCTCTCACCACGGACAATATTACCGCACAACCACGTGAATTAATCCGAATTTTAGCAACGGATATAACCATCGAGGTGGAATAATGGGCTATTCTGATTTGTTGATTTGGCAATACCGAAACAAGCCCAAAGCCGTCTCAACGATTAAGCTGTTTGAAAATATTATCGGGCAAGGATTTATCGATTTATATCGATTGCAAGATGTGTTGAATATTGAAACAGCAACAGGGCATCAGCTTGATTTAGTCGGTAAACACGTCGGGCAATTTCGGGTTATTAATGGCTATCAATTGCGTAAATTTTTTGGTTTCCGCAATTCGCCTAATGCACTGGGATTTAGCAAAAAAAGGCTAGGCGGTGCGCAATGGTATCGGAAACGAGACCCGCTGTCTGATTCTGTCAGATTATCTGATGATGATTATCGATTCCTGATTAAATGCAGAATCCTTAAAAACTACCAAATAGGCACGTTACCAAACTTAATTGAGGCGTGCCTATTTATTTTTGGTGAAGGTTGTCACATCGTGGATAACTACGATATGACCGTCTCTATCTCTGTTCCAAACACTAGCACATCTGATTTTAAAAAATTCGCAATCAACCACTTAGATATACTGCCACGCCAAGCAGGTGTGCAATATCTTTTCAACCTAATATAGAGGTCACATATGGCATTAGTAAATAAGCCAGATGAAAGCATTTTTGCGTCATCTGCAAAACAAGGTGAGATTGATAATTTCCCTGATTTATTGCGTGGTTGGGGGATTACATTTGACCAAACACAAGGTATCCCTCCTATGGAGTGGTTTAACTTCTTATTTAAACGACTTGACGAAAAACACACTTATTTGATGCAACGAGGGCTGCCAGAATGGTCTGCTACGCAAGACTATACAAAAGGCTCTTGTGTTCAGTTTGATGGCGTAAGCTACCGTGCATTAAAAAATAGTAAAAATAACAGCCCGAATGAATCAAACTCCCAATATTGGGTACGTTGGGGGTTTGCGTTGAGTGAGATTGCTCGCGCAACATTAACTCAATATGGGGTAACGCAACTCTACACTGGCTACGATAGCCAACGTGAAGATTTAGCCTTAACGCCTAAAACAGGCTATCAGCTAAAACAGCTTATTGACTCCAACACACGTGCGCTTGGCAATGTTATCCCAAACAGTAAAAAATCCTCTGCAGTAAATAGCAATAGTGCAGACACCGTCGCAACCAGTGCAGCGGTTAAAACGGCTTATGATAAAGGCGTGGAAGCCAGAATTGCCGCATATGCAGCAAATAATAATGCGAATGGTCGCGTGTCTAAATCAGGCGATACTATGACGGGCAGTCTTGCCATTACAGGTAGCCAATCTGGCGGTTTTGCCAATGGACTCATGCTTAAAAATAAAGCCGGCGGTCAAAATACTGGTGTGTTTGTTGATTTTTACCAAACAGACAATATCCCTCGTGCATCAATGTGGATGAGCGACGCGGGTAATAACTCAACCCAAATTTCATTCCATAACACGCCAGAGGGTGCGGACTGGAATAGAGACAGCCGACAAGGTGTATTCACAATTACCTCATCAGGTAACCTGTGGAGTAAAGCTTATGGATTTCTACATGATAAGTTTGCGAGTAAATCCGATGTCTATGCAAAAAGTAGATTTAGACACCAGTGGTATGGGAATCACTATGAAGGTGCTGAGGTGTATGATGTGCCAATGGGCGATAATGGGGTAATGCGCACTATTATCATGGGGGCAACAATTAATGGGTATGCCAAGCTCAATTTGCCAGAGTCATTTAATGGGGCTTGCCGAGTACAAGTAATGGATGTGGGGAGCGGGCGTCATGTTGTTGGCGCAAATATCCAAAACGGAAACGTTGTGGAGGTATTTAATTCTGGTCGCACAGGGTTAAACATTATCGCTACTGGTTGGTATGGATGGTAAATATGATGTTATTTAATTTAGACACAAAACAATTTTTGCCGGATTATATCCCGCATGACAATAACGGACAGTGGGTCAAAGTTGAATCTCAAACGGAAATTGATGAGATATCACTCAGCATTACTGGCGGTGGCGCAGTATGGATTGAAGATGGAAAAATAAAATGCTCAGGCAAGGCTCCTAGTCCATTCCATGTTTTCAACCCGAACACTAAGTCTTTTGAGCTATCAGCGGAAAAACAAACTGCACTTTTAGCCGACACTCAAACTCGCCTTATCGCCAACATCGATGAGCACGCGGCAAAAATCTACAGCACTTGGACACGCTTTGAGAGCGAATATCGCGAGCGCCAAGCAGCGGCAGAAGCATTTAAATCTGCTAATTATGAAGGTGAGTGTAGTCGATATATCTCAGACTTTGCACAACGTGCGCACCTAGATAATAAGACCGCTGCAAACCTGATTTTGACACAGGCAGCAGGCTTGGAAAAGTTGCAAGTTGAGTTGGCTAACCAACGTATGCGCAAATACGAACTCAAAGCCCTTAATCTTACGCTTGAGCAACTGCAATCAATCCATGATGACATTATTAAACAAATGGATAACTTGATGGAGGCATATCAAAATGGCTAAGGTTTATTTGGCGATGTACAAGCACAAGAGAGACTGGCGCAAAGAGCCAGTCAAAGCAATAGCCGACCGCATTACTCGATTTTTTACTAAGGGGAAATACTCACATTGTGAAATCGCGGTAGAGCGCATTGAATTTACTAACGGACACCATTATGAGCATGCGACAGTATATGACTGCTACTCCTCATCGGTACAAGATGGCGGCGTACGTTGCAAACAAATTGATGTATCCGATAACACCAAATGGGATTTAATTCCGCTGGACGGTGTACCTGAAGCAGAAATCAAAGCTTATTTTGACCGCACTTCTGGCAAAAAATACGACTGGTGGGGCGCGCTAGGAATCGTACTTGGCATCAAACAAAAACGCTCAAAATATTTTTGCAGTGAGTGGTGCTTTAATGCGATTTGCGGTAGCGAGAGCGGTTGGCGGTTTAGTCCTAATCAGTTAGCGGCAATTTTCCAAAAATAGATAAACGGCGGATAATTCCGCCGTTGTTATATACCTAAATTTAAGCCATTTTTTTTATTATCTCGCCTATTTTTAGGTGGCGCTCTTTTAAAAGCTCAACCACATTAAACCAAATCCCTGTAGGTATCTTGCGCTCTCCAGATAGCCATGCTCTCAACCGTCTAGGGCTTGATAGCTCAAGATCTCTTGATAAAGCAGTTTGCCATTGGTCGCCATATAGCGCATTGCCTACGATAGTTAGCTCGTTAGCACCATAGTTTGCTACATCATCTGTTATCTTTGCATAATGATAATATCCTAACCAAAAAGCACCTTGAGCATCAAATTCCATCTTGTCTTTAGGGTCGGTTAAATCGCTTGGGATTTTATTCATCAGGCGCATAACCTCGTCTTGGTTTGTTGTGTTTATAATATCGCCACGTTGATTCATTAGGCCAATCCCCTTGGACGGGAATCTAATAATCGTATTTTGTACGTTAACTGGCACATCAACGCCATAAACACAGCGGACTAGTTGACCTACAGTGTACATGATTTCTTTATAATTCATGATTTCTCCTTATCAAAGAAAGCCCCTTATGGGCTTTTTATTATTTTTTACCGCCATCAACCATCACTACTGCAAAGATTGTTTGTTTTGGGGTTGTGCTTGTAAATCTGCTGTATTTATCAATCCATACCCAAGATTCTTGACGGCCAAAAAATGTATCTACAATTTTTTGTACATGCGCAATTTGTTCTGCTGTTGCACCTTGCGGGATTTCGATTTCGCCAAGTATAGTGATGATGTTGTTAATGATGTCATTAGCCCAGCTGATTTGTTTTTCTGAGCCAATTAATTGTGGTTTTGTGATTTGGATAGTTTGAGTTGTCATAATCGCCTCCTTTAGGCTTATTAGTTAGCGGCTCTGTAGCCATCTCTTGTTTAGATGAGCCTATTATAAGGCTCAATATTATAAAAGTAAATAGTTTTTTTAATTTATTTTAAATATTTTTAGATTTCACCATCGCAACCGATTAATGATATACTCTCAAAAAGAACAAAAATAATTTTTGGAACACCTTTAACGAGACAACGTAACAAAATATAAAACGATACACTAGGGATATCACCTACGCCAAAATTACGCCAAATTTAAATTTTATCTTTTAAAATCAACACAAAAAGAAACAGACCCTAGGCACCACAATTACTTTAACCCCGCATAGTTTTATGCGGGGTTTTTCTTTATAAAATCCATATCTCAAATAAAAAATAAGCCTAGTGTAATACTAGGCTAATAAATACTATAGTCTCTTAGA